TTCTGTGGTACTCTAACTTTCTGCATTAGCTACGCCTTTGACTTATAAACCTCGAAGTGTTTAGCTTTTTAGTTGTTTGCTGCTGTGAATCAAGTCTACGCGCTCTCATTAAAAACTGCTCACCCTTTTGCTCCATTAAGGAAGCAAGCTGAGCATCACGCGCAACAGAAATAGAAAGCATAGCAGCTACTTGAAACTCTACAGCCATTGTAAAGTAAGGAGGCCAGTAAGCCTCATCTGCTCTAAATATATAATCAGCTACAAGAACCTCAGTCTCGTTAGCATCGCAATAAACTTTATCGCCGTAAGTATCGTACACAATCGGCTCATCGTTTATTGTTACAGCACTTAGCATAATAAGATCAGACGGAAGCTGGTAAGCTGCATCGTATCGACCTGTTGGTGCCGCAGACAGTCGGCTAATTTGCTGTTGATTTGTAGCAAAGCGCCATCTTGAGTTAGTTAGCGCAGCGCGGGCCACATCCTCATATACAGCGTCAACCACATCCGCTTCTGCCGTTCCTTCTGTAAAAGATTGAATCGGAGAGCCGCCCATAAGAATAGAGGCGCGAGAGCATATCTTGATTGCTGTATTTGCTGGCATAAGAAGTTAGGGGGCTTTCGCCCCCCTCCTATTAGTTGTTGTCGAGAACTTCAAATACACCGTCATCATCAATAACGACAGAACCCATAGACATCATTGATGTCGCAAGGTGCGCTACTTTCTGAGGTACATAGTTAATCTCGGTTTGAACATCAGAGTTAATGCCAATGCCTACAGCACGAGCGTGGTAAGCAAAGTTCTTGCCGCCAGCTACTGCTGAAGTTGAGAAGATCTTGAAGCCCAAGAACTCTTTCATTGTCATGCCACCAGCAAATGGTAGGTTTTGTGGGCCTACATAGTCTGATGAAGCAAACTCATTGATGTTAAACAAGTCAGCAAATCCAGCAGGAGACATAGCCAAATAGCGCTGTCCGTCTTCTGGAATATCTTCTGCACCAAATGTTTCAAACAAGGTTAGAAGATCTGCTTTAACAAGCGCACCGCCTGTGTCAGCAATCTGAGTTGAGTTAGCACCAGCATCCATTGCAGTGGTAATCAATGTATCAGTCTGACGACCCAAAGCAGCAGCAGCAGATTGAGCAACAGCTTGACGTTCATTGATGTTAATTTTCAATTCATCCAGCTTGTCAATATACTCGGCAGCGTAGTAGTCAGCCATAGTCGCTTCAACATTGGTGTGCGCCAATTCCATTGTAGTCACATCGCCGTTGCGAGTTTTGGTTGATGCAGTACCTTTTCCAATTACTTGGAAGCGAGCAGTTGAACCAGTCACATTGGTTGAGCGGATTGTGTTCCGTAGTTTAGAACCCATACGCTGATATGCCATGTGAACTTCTGATTCAAACTGTTTAATAAAGGCTTGGTCGATTGTATTAGCCATTTTACAGTCCTATTTTGAAGTTACAGTTGTCAACGGGTATCCACTCTTTCACTTCAGCAAGGGTATCCTTTCGGGCCTTTCAGTGCGTTATGGGCCGTAATGTTTCATCGTAAACACTTTTTTGATTTGGATTGCAACGCACAAAATCAACGTACTTATGAGGCGGTGAGCTACTTACCCCTACTGGCTCAAAGCCCAACCATACTGCCCAGTCTACCATAAACTCATAATCAGCAAGTATAGTCATAGTCATTTGAGGTTGGGTTTTATCAAGATAATTAACAAGCATCTTTGATCCGCGAGCCATAGTGGTGAAGTTTTCTTTTACTTTGTCGGAAAACATAAAGAACATTTGAGGGCAATCTTGATCTTCAGCATACCAAAGACCACCAACGCCAATAAATGTTTCACCCTCCTTGCGAACTAAGTAACACTCAGAGCATTCATACATTTCTGTAATTGCTTGCTTAATATCCAAGTGTCCAAGGATTTTAAGCTCTCTTTTATTTTCCTGACTCAGATTGGCAGCGACCTCATCAATGTGATCAGAAGTAAAAGGGGTTAAGTAAAACTTACCCCTTGTTAAGATTTTAACCTCCATAGAGAGACTTAAACCCTTCTTCTACTTGCTTGCGAACTATTGATCCGTCCTTCCAGTAATCAGGGTGACTCATTAATTCATTTAATTCATCTTGAGTTACACGACCAGACGGTTGTGTATTACCAGCAAATGAACCATCCTTGGTTGCTTCCATAATTGCTTCAAGAGCAAGAATGCCCTCATGGCTTTCACACATACGCTCAATGGCTGGCAAAGATTGTTCTGGAAAGAACTTATTCGCAAACATAGACGCAGCCTGAATGCGATCATTTGCATTATCACCAAGCTTTGCAGCTTCTGCCTCCAAGTCTGGTTGGCTTCCATTAACGGCTTGAGCATACATCTCAATGCCCTTTTGGAACTCATCTTGCCCATAACCATTTTCAAAAGCATGCTCAGACCACCACTGTAGTAATTCATTATCTACAGCAAGCTCATCATCAACAATATCAGGAAGCTGATAATCACCAGCAGAATCAGGCCGATCACCAAAAGCTTCAGTTTGAATTTCTTCAAGAAGCTTATTGCGAATGTCCTCCTCTTTGGTTCCTAGTTTTGACTCAAGCTCCTTATAAGCCTTGGCTAAATCTTCACCACTGCTATATTTTTCTGGCAACCACTCAGGGCGCTCTGGCGCTGAAGACTTTTCAACATCTGCTTCAGTAACAAAATCACGCCCATCAGCTTGGGCTGTTTCCATTGCCGCTTCTTCATTCATTTGTTCTTACTCCTATGTGAATGTGCAATACGTTGCTCAATAAGGCCAACGATATAACGCTGACCTTCTATATGTCGCAACTCTTCCGTGGTCACATTAGGGCCATTTACCATCTCAATAGTAATAGAGCGCAAATAACGCATGACTTCCTTGCCAGTAGGAGACTCAAATATCTGAGCAATGTTCTGACTTATCTGAACATCTTTATCAGAAGATCTTTGGATTCCGTCTAATCCAATATTAACCTTGTTCGGCAATCATCTGTCCTTGCTGTTGCTGCGCCATTTGCTGCGCTAATGCAGCTATTTGTCTACGCTGTTCTTCGTCACGAATCAAGCTCTCTGGCACACCAAATTTTTTTGCAAGGTGAATTGCTGTTTGTTCACCGTCAATTAGAAGCTGCAACATCTCTGGGCCAAAGGCTCCACCTACTAATTCAAGAAATCTAGCAACACTAGAAATGTCCTGATTTGATTGAGCTTGTGCAAGCGGAGAAACAGAACGTACTTTAACTTCCCGTCCATTTACTGTAGGTACTTCTATGCGGCCCTGCTTCTTTAAAATGTATATTACACGTTGAAGTACGGGCTGCACGAGTTCTGCTTGCAAGCGACCAAATGCAGACCCCATTCTTCTAGCTAAGTCACCCATACGCTCTGCTACCTCAGTTGCAGTAGCAGGAGTTTTATCTGGGTTTCCAAGCATATCATTGTACAATGCTCGTTTAATATTCAAGCGCATGTCACTTAAAACAAGCTGTGCTACATCAAAACGACCAGCCGCTTGTATTGGCTGAAGACCAGCAGAACCCATAGCTTTCGGTATAATTGATCCGGGCACTAAATTAATCGTGTCAGGGTTGATTACGCCATCGTCTTCCATTTGATAAATACCAGAGATAGACATCTGGGCATTTTCAAGAATAAGCTCAATCGTAAGATTAGTTGTTTTAATAGCAGATAACGCATTAAGCAATGGGCCGCGCCCATAAATCTCACCAGCGCATTTACCCCAACGAAAGCAAACAAAAGGATTAGAGCCAAGACCAGTCATTTCTTTAGCATAAAGCATAGTCTTAGTGGTCATGCATATTGCATAGTGATAGTAAGCTTCTTCGTTTTTCTTAGAGTAGTCGCGGCAAACAACCTCAAGCACAGTCGTTTCACGATCAGATCCCATTAAAGAAGTAACCTTCTGATCAAAGGTTCCCTTGGGATACATAATCGAAAGATGATCGAACTTTACCTTCTTTCGCTCACGATAAACGTGATCGATCTTATCATCGGGACCAGTGTCAAGTACCACATGAGGGAGCGGTATAGCTGAGAAGTTTACAGGATTGATTGCATCCCCCTCTTCTACGCACAAGACACCAGTACCCACAGCCAAAT